ATAGCCATTAGAGCCTCCTAATTATTTCAGCCACATCTTCGTGGCCTTGTCGGTTTAATTCGTTAATAAGCGTCGTTCTGTCGCTCTTAATCGCTTCTCTCATATAGTATGCAATTAACTTCAATACAGCATCCTTAAATGCTACAGCCTGTTGAGCGATGATTGGGTGGCATTCTTCGCCAACACTGACAATTCTGTCAGATAACGTCTTTGCCCAAAAATCCACATCATGTCCTTTGAACTCTGTGGTTGCTACAGATACGGTTCCTATCTCGCTTTGTTGCTCACTAAAAAACATTATTATGCTCTGCTGATGTCGTACCTAGCTTCATCTCGTGCGCCATAGCCCTCACCAAGTTTCTTCAACGCAGCAACAGCCGCAGTAAACCTTTGCTCATACTGCGCAACTTCCTCTGGAATCTTCAAGAATGTTGCAGCTTCAACCAAAGTTCCATACAGCAATGCATCAGGTGCGTTGGTTGATAACCAGGTGGTGCCGCTGTCAGAACCTGCAGTCAATGAATCAGGTCTATATTTGTAGTGCAACTCAAATGTATATGTGCTGTCTGGCGTTGGGCCTAATATAAATGTCGTGTCATCAAACAACGCATAATACTTTGGTGTGCCAGTTGTTGCTGGATTAGGTGTGTAATCTCTAATAAACGAAACATGCTTGAAGAGCAGATAGATGTAAGCACTGCTAGATATGACTGCCAAGCTGTATGGTGCTAAGAAGTCTGTAGGCGTAGACAAGTATGTATTGCTTGCTGCAGCTGTGCCTGTGACGTTTTTTCTAAACACAGGAAGCTCTACATTTTTCAGAATGCGCTCTTCTGCTTCTTTGATAAACGTATTTAAGTCAGCGACAAACGTTGTCTCTGAAGTCTCACAGTAATCTTGAACTGTGGATTTTAGTGTAGCTAGTGTAAAGCTCATGATATCACCACCGTCACTGTGCCTATTTCACCTGTAGCAGCATCTTGAGAAAACTCACTGCCTATCACATCTCCAGTGACAGACATCATGCTGTTTGCATCTATTGTTCGCACAACCCCTGCTCCTGCAACCACTCCGGGCGGAACATCTGGTCTAGGATGCCGCAGTGCTTCAGGATCTGTTGTGTGCCGAACAGGTTCTAGTTGCGGATGTTTTGGCTCAAAACACTCTGGACAAACACGAAACCCATTCCACTCTTCTTGGAGTTGAGTGTATTTGTATCTAAAGCCGCATCGATCACATATGGCTAATGAATGTTTGCCAGATGCATAAGCCATTACGCTCGCCTATAAGATCTAATACCGGGTGCAATTTTTAAAGAAGCCCGATCCTCATCTTGATCTGCAGCCCGTGCAAACTCTTCTTCATAGAAAGCTTTGAGCATTTGAACACGATCTGGAGCTTTCTTCAGCGAAAGGTAATACGCAAGACCAGCAGCCAAACAAGGATAGAACCTGAAAGGCGTATCCACTGTGTTTACAGATGCATCTGCATCTTCAATCCGAACTAATCTATTGATGATCACTTGATCAGTAGAGTTCTCTGATGCAGGCCAAATGTATAGCCTGGGAGTCAACTGCTTATCTAAGAACCATTGAGTGGGTCTAGCCTTAGTGTCTTTATTTGGAATATTCCAATACTCAGACCTGCCAATCTGGCTCATCTGTATGTCAGTTGTTTCACTGTTTTCTGTTCTACGCAGAACAACATCAAGAACATCAATCGTAGTCGCAGATAGATCAAGAAACTCATCACCAACAGTCAACGTCGTTGTCGAGTTTGTAACTGTCCATTGATTAAGTCCTCTATTTGCCCAATCAGCAAACAAAAGATTCAACGATCTGCGAGCCGTTACCGCGTCATAAGATGTACGCAGTTCAAGCCCGCATCGTTCAAAAGCTTCTTCGATGAACTCAGCTACATCTGGTGTGAAGTCGCTGCTACCAGAAGTTGTCATCAGGTATAACTCTTGATTACTTCTAGAATTACCGTGTAGGTATCTCCACTGCTCGCACCGATTGTGGTGAACTGAACATCGCCAGTTTTACCACTGCCAGCGTTATTGGGTATGCCAGAGAACGGAGTGTAATCATGCATACCATTTGAGTCTGGAGACAACGCGATGATCAAAGTATCAGTGGTTGCGTCGTTTAAAAGCTGAACGCCCATGCCAACGCACTGCCACCATATCTTTGATATCGCCACCTCAGTGCAAGAATCACCGCCACTATTTTTTGTAAGTGCGCTTACATCAATCTTGGTAACTGCGCTTTCGCCAGTGCCATCGCTGATGTTTGTGAACTTTAAAACAGCTTTGCGATTGTCATCCTGAATTGTTTGAGAAGTTACTGTATCAGCCATTTTTTCTCCTAGGCAAAGAGGGCAAAAGCCCTCTTGTTATAGCCACATGTCTATTACTGATCAGCAAACGCAGGAGCAGTGGTACTCGTAACATTTCCAAAGATTTGATAGTTAGTTGTGTCTATACCCATGATGGTTACATCAAAGCCAGCAGGAACATTGAATTGAATGCTGCTGTTTGAGTTGCCATCAGAGAACACTGAGCTAACTTCATTACCGTCTGTATCTAGGAAAGTAACTCCACCGATGTAAAAGTTGGTGTTGCCCGGAGTCACGATGATTGCGTCAGTGGCGTCAGCCGCTCCACCTGCATAAACGAATCTGAACATTGATCCAGCAACTGGCGCTGGCAATGTGTAAGTGTTGTCTTGTCCGCCATCTGGCACCAACAAAACTCGACCACTGTGGGTGGCATTAGTAAGAGTGACGTTGCCGTCTGAAAGGCTTACGGGAGCGCCACCATAAGTGGTGATTTCTGTAACCGCACCGCTAGTTCCATCTTTGCTGATGGACTTAAATCCATTCTCTGATCGGACGGGGCCGTTGAAAGTTGTATTAGCCATGTTGATCTCCTGTCTTGGCTATGTCAGGCGCGGGATGCACCTGTCAGGGATATGAGTTTTATACAGCAGAAAAAGAAAAGGGGCAACAAGTGCCCCTTTCTTTCAATGTTCCATGTGAAACATTAAGCGCCTTGTGATGCGAACACAGCGCGTGGATTACTGAAGCCGAAGCTATAACGCTCTCTGGCCTTGTAACGCACGTTACCAGTGTTGAAATCACCTTCCATAGAAGTGGCAATCGGGCTTCGCTCAAAGTGCTTGAAGCCGTCTGGCACATCAGTCAAGACAAAGAACGCATCAGTGTCAGTCAAGAAATGGTTGACTGCATAGCCTTGAGGCAGCAGACCCATGTTCCTGATTGCGTTGATGTCGTTGTCAGCCGTTTCTACTCGTCCGGGAGTTTCCAGCAAGCGATCCGCTACGAACTGAAGTTGAGGCGGAACAATCAGCTTGGTTCCTTGCAGAGCCAAGATCATGTTTCGATCATCAACAAAAGTTGAGATGCTGATCAATGCGTTCTCCAACGAAGTCTCGTTGAGATCTGAAAACGCAGAAGGACGGTTTGAGAAAGTGCCGCCACCAGCAAGAGGGTGATCAGTAGCGACAAGAGACTTGCCGTCACCGCCCAAGAAGCTAGAGCTAAACGCATTGTTCAATACGTTTGCAGCTTTTACTTGCTTAGTGTGTGCCATGCTACGAGCCAGCGCCTTCGTATAACGCGCACCAAGGCGGTCATACAAATTATCTTCAACCGCTTCCTCGGTGAGGGCAAAAGCGAGCGCGACGGTCTCGTGCGTATAGCGCGCAGTAAACCCTTCAGAAGCTTGGTCGTAACCAACGCTTTGTCCTTCAGATTTATCGCGTGCATTTCCAAAGCCTACGATCAGAACTTCTTCTTCAAACGCTCGGTCTGAAGATTCGGTTTCAAAGATCTCAGCATGCTCGTTTTCATAACGAGCGTATTCCATGCCAAATAAAGCGTTGAGACCAGGCTCTAGCTCTTTGGCTAATTGTGCTCTTGAAATAGCCATTAGTTAGCCTCCTATGCTAAGCCCGCGCCTTTTTGGCCGAATATTGAGTTCTGAATAACAACGAGTACGTTGGTATTCGCCGTAGCAACATCTGAATTCTCTGGATCACCAGAGATATCGATGGCCTTGATAGGCAATCCTGCAGTTGTTGCGCCAGTGGTGACATCAAGCTCTGCGCCTGAAATGCCTGTCACTGTGCTGCCAGAACTGGTGTACACGATGTCGAAGTTACCGAACAAGTCAGCAACTGGGAACGTGTCATCAGCTTGGATTTCGTACACAACATTCGGATCATCAATGATAAAAGCAATGATGTCTGAAGCGTTGGTGCTTGCAGGGTAAAAGTTGCTGAACACTTGCTCACTTGTCGTGGGGTCAGTGTATTGACAGCCGTTAAATACGCCAACGATAGGCACAGTGCCTCCGTCTGCGTGAACCTCTACCGTACCACCAGTAACCTGAGCAACCATATCTCCTTGGAAGATAGCAGTGCCATAGTTTGCGGCGATTCGATATCGGCTTTGTCCTCCGGTATAGGGCGCTCCCCCTATCATCCGTACTGGACGCATACCAAAAGCGGCATCTTGATTTGCCATTTTTGAATCTCCTAGTTAAACACAATCAAAAAGAGGCTACGA